TAGCAGTTGCAATAATTTCACCAATAGCAGACTTAGGAACAAACTCTTCAGAGTTAAAGTTAAGAATAGGCCCAGAGTAAGAAACTGTTGTAGAACTTCCACCGCCTCCACCTGCATAAGACGAACCAGTACCAGGAATAACAGCTTCCCCTCTAGCACCTGCTGAGTAGCGTTGCATACTTGAAGCCATCTTTGATGCAGGAATAATGTATTCGTTCTCTCCAGCTTCTGCTACAAGTGCAATAGTAGGTTTCGTAGCCATGCCTCCTGTCGCATAATTTGTAATGCGTCTACCTGTTGCAAATTTATTAACAGGAGTAGTTTCACCTGTTGTTACACCTCCAGAGCCAAAAGTAAACGCTTTATCTACAGCAGATAAAATTGCTTTTTGAAGAATTAAATTTGCTATTTGTTTAGCAATATCAGCTAATGATTGACCTAATGTTTTAGTTCCTTCTATTAATCCTGTGATTGCATTAGTTAGACCTGTAGCAATTGTATTTTTTATTTGATTCCATAATGCTAATTGCTCTTCTAATTGTGTTTTTCTTCTTACTCCAGTTTCAATTTCTTTAATTAAATTATCTTGTCCTTTTCCTCTCTCAAGATTTTTTTCTTTTAAAATAGTTGCTATTTCTTTTTGTATTTTTGCTTCTTTTGTTCCTAGTGAAAGTGCTTTTTCTAAGTTTTCAATATCTTTATTTAAACTCATTGTTGCGTTGTTTCTAATATCTTTAGCAGTTGTTCCTGTTAAAACTTGTTCTGCTCTTGTTAACATTTTACTAAGAATATCTGCTCTTTTTTTATCATCTTCTATAGCTTTTAATCCAATTGGCCCTAGAATTCCAGTACTTTTTGGTGATTTTATAGCTGCTAACTCTGATCTTAAACCTTTTAAAATTGGATCATCATCATTAAAAGCAAATTGCCGTATTTCTCCTTTTTTTAACCCTTCCGAAACACCTAAAATTTTATCTGCAAAATTTAATATTCCTGCTAATCCAGCAGTCATTGTAGTAAAAAATTTTGTAGTGCTATTTAAAATTGATTGAGAACGCTCTCCAAATTCTTTTAAATTTGCAACACCTTTTTCTCCAATAATAGATTTTAATCTTTCTTGAGCTTCATTTGCAGCAGCCATTGGCCCTTTAACTGCTTCTAATGTTTTTAAATATTGAGCAGTAGCCGTTCCAGTGACACCTAAAGATTTAGTTATTGCATTTACATCTAAGTTAAACTTATTAAATGCCTGGCCCAACTTCGCAGTTGCACCAATAGCTTGCTGGATAGTTTGTAAGGCAGCAGTAGCAACAAGACCTCCTGCAAATCCCCCCATTTGACCACCCATCTTAGTGCCCAAATAACCACCAGCAAAACCAGCAGCACCACCTAACGGTCCTTGCCCAAATAACAAGGGAAACGCACCACTAATTAAGGCACTTTGTAAAGCACTACTTCCTTTTGAAGTTTTGGTTCCTCTGAAACCAGGAGCATTTTGAAAAGCACCTGGAGCACCTGCCCTCATCTCTGCACTAGGCAAAGCAAGCATCCTTCCTCCTGGTCCTCTTGTATTAAGTTCTTCAGGTGCACCTAAAGCTCCTAATCTTCCCGCTATACCACCAGCACTGTCAGCAAGTTTTCGTAAATTTATTATCTGCTGTAACGTCCTAAGTTCTTCTCTATGAGCAGCCGCCTTTGCTGATCGTATGTTTTTACCTACTCTTGCAGATATTCTATTTTGTTTAGCAATATTTTTATTAAGAGTTAGCCTTCTCTTTTCAACGCTTAAAGTTGCTTCTTGAACTCTATTTATATGTTTTGCGTGTGTTTGTTGCTCACTGTAATACCTCTTTATACCTCTAGCAGAAGCATTTAAAGTTTTGGAGTCAGGAAGAAGAAAACCTCCTCCTTTTCCTCCTTTTTTGTGCATTTTTTCAATAAGTGTATTTTGCCCTTTAGCTAAAGCTCTTAAACGTAGACCTTGAGTCATTAACGCTTTATTGCCATTCTTAACCGCTTCTGTTGTATCCTTTGCTCCCTTTGTTATTCCATTAACCGCATTATCAATTTTACTTAGATCTTTTAGTCCTCTTACCTTTAAATTTATTAGAGCATCATACGAAGCCACTGTTATTCCACCTAATGATGCCTTAGTTTAATCCTAAACGCTTCGTTTAGCTTTTTTAAACTCTCTTTCTTGGTCTTCGTTCAAAATTTGAAAGTATGCACTCCAACCTATAATTTCTTCTAACGTCATTTGTCTGACTTCTGCAAGAGACTTCCCTAACTCTTTAGCGATGCCAAATTGAAGCATCAACAAGTTATCTTTACGAAGCTCTGCACTTAGGATTTTGGGTCAATAGGCTCTTCATCATCACTAATAACAGCAAGCATTAGTTTTTGTAAATCTGCATCTCTGACTTCATTCTTTAGTACATCTATTTCGCCTAAAGCAAATAAACGCTGCCCATTTTCATCTTGTGCTTTTGTCATTAACAAGCGTAATGCAAATTCATTAGCATCATCTCCTTTTGCCCCCTTTTGTGCTCTTTCTCTTTCTGCCATTGTCAAAGGAGACACCCACATTTCAAATAACGTGCCATCAGATAGTTCTATTTCTTTCCTCGATGCTTCTAAATTTGCTGCTTTTTTTAAACGGTCTATTGCTCGCATAGATGTCCTTGACGGTTTTGAGCTAGATGCCATAACAATGTTTTATGTGCCATTACTATAGCTCAATAGTCAATAAAAAACCCTGCGGGAAGCAGGGTTAGTGGAACATTCCGATTCCGTTACTATTATGAACGACTAAAATCGAAAGTAGGAACTCCAGCAGGACGGAAGTTGACTGTTACCGATTGTGCGTCATCAGGAGTAACACCTAAAGAAGCAGAAGTTAATGTCGCATCAAAACTAATAAAACGGCTAAGAGTATCACTTACATTCCCACCGCTATAAACACGATCAATGTAAAGCTTAAATCCAGCTCCTACTTGCTGACGCTGAAGAACATCTTCAATCATGCGGTTAGAAAGAGAAGCATCTTCATTTGTCATGTAAGCAGTTGCACTACCTGAACCATCACCAAATCCAGCAATGTACTTTCTAAATGGAACGTACTGACCAGGATCACCACCGATTGTAGTTACATCAATTTCAGCTCTTTCAATTTCAAATGTCCACTGATTAACCTGACTAACTGATTCAAAAGCAGCATAAGCAACTTGAAACTCATTAGGAGCTGCGGCTGTTCCAACATCAGTTAGGTTTACAGCAGAACCACCAGCAGATGCAGATACAATCAATGCTCCTGTTGCTGCTGTATAAGTAATGACGTAGTAAGTTGTTCCAGCAGTTAATCCAGCAGGTAAGGTTCCTGTTCCTGATCCACCTGTAGAAGAATCAATCACGCTAAACTTAACTGGATCTCCAACCTTAAGATTCAAATAAGTTTCAACAACCATTGTTTCAGTACCAATGGTTACATCACCAGTACCGAAGGTTCCTGTTGTTCCTGCGGGTGTGTAGTAGAGAGCACCTGATGTGCCAGATAAACATGTTACGGCCATGAGGCTGCTTTGAAATTTATATACAGGTTAGCTCAAAACTGTGGCAATAAAAGAAACATTTATTTCTCCCATAAATAAAGGTGCTGTTTCTGTGCTTGAAAAAGATGGTCCTTCTATTGAACCCAGACGCATATACACACCTGTTGTTGTCTTTGTAGACGAATTAAGTGTCTCTAATACATCAACAGCAGTCGTTATTAATGTCTGATTTCTTGCTGGTCCTTTACCTTTTTCAGTAAATACTTCAATTGTTATTAACCCTCTTGCATTATCAACACTTGCAGTCAGTGTTGGGTCATTAGTAAGCCCAAAATCCACGTTAACAGTTACATATTCAGTCGTACTATTTAAAGGAGAGGCCGTTATGTTATCAAAAAAGACAGGGACCGCAGGACTTAACGCACCAAAGGCTGTGAGTAACGGATTCTCTACCTTTGCTCTGATTGACTGGTAATTCATCCAAATCCTCTTGTTGCAGTACGACGATTAGACTTATGCAAAGCCTTGTCCATTTCTATTCTAATTGCACGATCTAATTCTCCAGCTCTTACATATTTTCTAAACCAGTTAAGTTTTGCCGTTCTGCTGGGTCTACCTCCTGCACCTGAATTTATAGATCCCCTTAAAGTGGGTCTTAATCTACTTCCTGTTCCAAACTCCCATTTACTTGAAGGAAAAGTACCGTCCTTAATAAAATAAGGTTCTGGAGTAGGGGGTAAGAACATATCCTTGGTAAAATCAAAAGCGGTGCTTTTATACATAGACGTGTTATTTATTTCAAATACGACACTATTTAGGCTAAATATCCCCTTGACTACCTCTCTTCCTGTTGTTGTCGGAAATAAAACTCCTGATGGTGGTCCTGGTTTTTGAAAATTTCTACATCTAAATTGTTTTCCTGTTGGTGTCTCTATTTGCCAAGAATTAGAAAATTTACCTGTCCATGCGGGTCCGACCTGCTGTAAATCCCTAATTATTCGAGCAGAAGCAAATGCTGGACCGTGATAAGCAACAGAAGCAGCGACCCTATCTACTTCTTTGAGTGCATCCCATAATTGATTGACAAACTTTGCCATTATTGTGGTCTGACAATAAGAGTATGAAATATAGGATTGTCCCCTCTTGCCGTTTTTACATTAACTATTTTGGCCTCTCTAGTAGCTCCTGCTTGAGGGTATTGAACACGATCTGCTTCTGTTGGGTAGTAGTCACCTAATTCAGTAGCTCCAATGACTATTTTTAAATCTGTAGATTGATAAAGACCCTCATTTTCTCTTGAATTTAGTTCTGTTATTACTCCTTTTACGCTTACATTTGTGTCCGATCCAGTAACAGCCCCCGTTGTTGGGTTATATGTTCTTGGAGTTGTGGTTTTAACAAAAGTTAATGTTTGACCCCAGGTACTTAGAATGCTTGCTGGTACGTTTCCAAATACATCATCAATTTTTGCCATATTTAACCTCTTACCACCCGAACTTGATAGCCGCCAGCTCCACCAAGGCAATAAGCACCAAGATAGGACTGAAGCCAAGGATACACGTCAAAAACATTGTTTACATTGCCGCTTGCAAGACTAGCTTCGTTGTATTTCACCTTTAAGTCACCTAATTCGACTTCTTTTGCAACACCTTCTGTTCCTGTATTACCTGTCATTGCATCTGTGTCATTAGCCAACGCTCTTGCTAATTCATACTGTGCATACTTGATTTTTGCAGGAATTGAACTGCAATCAAGCTCAACATCATCAACTTGAAAATTATTTCTAGGCCATTTCAATGCTTGCGATTCATCACATCTATCACCGTAAAAATTAAGGCTATCGATCCAACGAGCAGCAGAAATTAATGCTCGATTCTTTTGATCATCTGATTTATTTGTCCACGTTGAATCATCAGGAGAAGTTTCAAAGTAACTATTA